AAACTTTAGGTACCAAACTTCAAAAAGTATCTAATAAAATTCACCAAAAAACATTGCGTGGTGGTGCTAACTTCTTAGTAACATCTCCTGCAGTAGCAACTATCCTTGAGTCTATCCCAGGATTTGCTGCAGATACAGATGGAACTAAAATGGAATTTGCAGCTGGTGTACAAAAAATTGGTGCAATCAATAACCGTTACACAGTTTACAAAAATCCATATATGTTAGAGAACGTAATCCTAATGGGATTCAGAGGAAGTCAATTCCTTGAAACAGGTGCTGTATTTAGCCCTTATATTCCGTTGATTATGACTCCACTTGTATATGATCCAGTTAACTTCACTCCACGTAAAGGTGTCATGACACGTTACGCGAAGAAAGTAGTTCGTCCGGAATTCTACGGAAAAGTATACGTTCACGGATTAAACACTCTTTAATAAGTTAAACATTTAACTAATTAAAAAAGAAGGGATGGCTCCGGTCATCCCTTTCTTACTGTTCGATATTTATATTAAAAGATTATGGCAGTTCCGTATGTTAAATATTCAATGGAAGTGATCATCAGGTATGATGGACGCTTAGTAGACGTATTAGATAGAATACGTGCAATTACCTTAGTACTCATGGTTCATATTGAACAAGACCTAGGGCCAGACAAAGAACGAATTACAATTAAAGTAATGACACCACATTCACCTAGACAAACATATTATGCTATTCGTAAAGCATGTTTAGGAAAGATTGAAACACTTAAAGATATGTCATTGCAAGAATCAACACTTACAAAATTAGTTTAATGAAAGCAAGTTATGGCAACACCGAACAAGGAGAAAACTCCACCAAAAAATGACATTAAATATTCAATTACATTGTCAGAAGAACAAAAACAAGCAAAAGCAAAAATCATTGAAACTCCATTCAATTTTTTATTAGGACAAGCCGGTTCGGGAAAAACATTGTTAGCAGTTCAAATTGCTTTGGATATGTTTTTTAAACGTCGAGTAAACAAAATTATCATTACGAGGCCAACTGTTTCAAATGAAGATAATGGATTTCTTCCAGGCTCATTAGCAGAAAAAATGGATCCGTGGCTAGTTCCAATTAGATCTAATATGCGTAAAGTTTATAACAAACCTGAAATATTAGATAAAATGGAAAAGGAAGAAAACATTGAATTGGTATCATTATCACATTTTCGAGGACGAACTTTTGACAATGCAATTTGTATTGTAGATGAGTTTCAAAACTTAACTAAACAACAATTACAAATGGTTTTATCTCGTTTAGGTAAGGACAGCATAATGATATTAACCGGAGACAAACATCAAGTTGATTTGAAATTCAAAAATGATTCAGCTATACACGAAGTTCCTAAAATTAAAGAGTCTCGATTTGTGAATGAAATTATTTTAAAAGATAATCACCGACACGAAGCGTTAACTGAAATTTTACGACTCTTAAATGAATCATATTGATATTTATATATAAAAGGATAAATCATGGATTACTCAGAAAATAAGCCCATATGGCCTGGATCTTCTTCGTTTACAACCGGATCAACACCATTTGGCTTTTTTGATGCTGATCCCATGTTCCAACAACATGCAGATTCATTTGCAAAATATGCTGCACAACAAGTTGGATATCCTATCATGGATGTTGAACTTTTAGCAATAAATTTCTATGCTGCATTTGAAGCAGCTACCATGGAATATTCTAATCAAATTAATCAAGTTAATATCATTAATAATTTAGTATCAACTCTAGGAGTTCAAACCGGTTCACAATTTTTAGGATCAGCAGGATTGACAGGGAAATTAGTTGGTCAATCATTGGGTTATATTACTAAATTATCAAAAGCATATGGAACGGAAGCTGATTCCGGTGGAACTGTACGTTGGTATTCTGCCTCAATTGATATCGTCTCAGGTAAACAAACATATAGTATTAGACAAGCAGTGTCAGCTTCATTTGCAGCTGTAGGCAAAACATTATCTAGTACTAGTTCAATTGAGATTAAACGCGTATTGCATAATGTACCTCCAGCAATTGTTAGATACTTTGATCCATTTGTAGGAACAGGCTTAGGTTCTCAACAATTACTTGATGCATTTGATTTTGGAGGATTTTCTCCATCAGTGAATTTTATGTTGATGCCAATTCATATGGATTTGCTTCGTATTCAAACAATTGAATTCAATGATCAAATACGTAAATCACATTTTACATTTGATATACATGGAGATGATATACGAATATATCCCGTACCTGGCACTCAAGGCACAATGGCTTCTCCATACTTTAAAAATGTTTGGATTGAATTCTTATTTGAAGAAGACAAAGGAAAAGAGGCAATACTATTCGGAAATACAGCTGTACAAAATGATCTTATAACCGATGCATCAAATATACCTTATACATATCAAACTTATAAATCAATCAATGATATGGGTCGTGCTTGGATTATTAGATATGGAACGGCCCTCGTTAAAGAAACATTAGGCTATGTACGTAGCAAATATTCTTCAGTTCCAATTCCAAATGGCGAAGTAACACTTAATGGAACTGATTTGGTATCACAAGGTCAAACTGAAAAAGAAGCATTAATAACGCAGCTTCGAGAATTTTTAGAAAAAATGACTAAAGAACAAATGTTGACTCGACAAAATGCAGAAGCAACACAAATGACTGAAATACTAGGCAAAGTGCCTTTGAAAATTTATATAGGATAAACATGGCTCTATTTGGTGGTCAGCGAGATGCAAGATTTTTAGCAGCAATTAATTCTGAATTGATTAATGCAATAATTGATACTGAAATTGAGTTCTTTAAACTGCTAGTAGAAGCGAGTAACGCTAACATATACGGCGAATCAGAGCGTAAGGCATATTATGACTCCATTTTGATTCCGTGCTTAATTACGAAGGATGAAAAAACATCTAATATGGATGATTACGGACATACATATACTCGTTCTGCTACATTTGCTATATCTCGAGACATATTAGAACGTGCTTCATTTTATCCAGAAGTTGGCGATATTATATTTTGGGATAATGAATATTATGAACTAGATAATGTTGATGCAAATCAATACTTTGTAGGTAAAAATCCTGAAACATGGCCTAATGGCGATAAACATGGTTATAGTGTATCTGTAATATGTAACGCTCATGCAACAAGACAAACTCCGCAAGGAATTAAAGATATTAGAAGAGGTGGAAATAATACATTGCCTAGTCAGAATAAAGGATATTAATGCCTAAGTATAACAAACAAAATATTGACCGTAAAACTAATAAACCATCACTTAAACAAACTGAAGGTTTAACTCCGGATTTAGTTTTAAATCGGGCAATGCAAACGCGTCGCGATGATGATGTAATTCGCACTGCAAAGCGTACGGCATATGATATTGATTATGCAATTAAATGGTATATTGACAATGAAATTCAACCTCAAGTAACAGCTAATGAAACTGTAATTGATGTGCCAGTAATTTTCTCAAATGGAGAAAAATGGGATAATGTTCGTCGTTTAGGATATTTGCGTGATGAAAAAGGAATGTTACAATCTCCATTAATCATGTTAAAACGCAATAGCATTGTAGAACGAGACAATTATAGAACATTAGACGTTAATAGACCGCAATCAGGAAATCAAATTGTATATCGTCAAAAATACAATGATCGTAATCGATATGAAGATGAGTTATTCCCAATACCAACAAATCAACCAGTAGACTCAGAAAAAATTTACATTGTAGATATTCCAAAATATGTTACAATGGAATATGATATGATGATATGGTGTGATTTTACAACTCAACTTAATGATTTGATTGATCAAATTTTACCATATGGTCGATTTGCTTGGGGCAATGATGCAAATAAATTTGCAACAGCAATTGGTTCAATAACTTTTGAAACAGTTAATACGGTTGGTGAAGATCGTTTAGTTAGAGCAACTATCCCGTTAACAGTGCAAGGAACATTGTTATCACAACAAGAATCGCGCATCGAAACAATTCGAAAAGCATATTCACTTAAAAAAGTTTCATTTGATGTTGTAGTAGATGTTGGCAATCTTAATATATTTAGTACAACACAAGTTCCACAAGCAGTACTTCAAAATCAACAACAAGTTATGGCTGGAGGCTCTGTAGTAGTTTCAGGAGGCGGGTCTAACATATCACTTAATGCAGCTGCAATGTTGTATTTAACCGCATTAACAGAAAAACAAGCAACATATGTTAATGCAACAACAGTGACAGTAGCAGCGTATGCTGCAATTAATCCAGTCACTAATACAATTGCAACGGTAAATGAATTTGATATTTATATTAACGGACAATACGTTGATAAAGCAGTATATACATGGACACCTACCGATGCATCAACGCAAACCATCACGTTTAATACGACCATGTTAGGATATGGTATAGATCCTACTGACGTCATAATTATTAAAGGGAGATGGCAATAATGAGACAGTTTAAGCCAGGACAATTACAAACAGGTTCAATATATCCAATATCTGCTAGCTATGCTCTAACAGCATCTTTTTTATCAGGTAGCATATCAATTAATACTGGTTTTTTAGTAACAACCGCATCATTTAATGCATTTACTGCATCATATACCACAGGATCATTTACGGGTTCATTTAAAGGTGATGGTTCTCAATTAACGGGAATTGTTTCATCAAAATGGACTGGCTCAAATCCGATATCACGTCAAAGTGATGTTGAGATTACCGGGTCATTACGAGTGCAAGGAAGCATTACCGGTTCATTACTCGGAACTGCTACAACAGCATCATATGTTTTAAATGCAATTTCATCATCATATGCTATAAATGCAGCTACAGCTTCAAACATACTAGGTGGTAAAGCAACACATGTACCATATTTTATTACAGATACAACCTTAGCAACTAGTTCAATATATCAATCAGGTTCGACTAGTATTATAATCAATCAAGATAATAACACAACGGCAAATCCAGAAGCATTGTATGTGTGGCAACCAAGTACCTCATCAATCAACGTAATTTCCGGAAAAGGTAATCTAAACAATTACTTGCAGCTTAACATACAAAATACCAATCAAGGTGCATCGGCATCATCTGATGTAGTTGCTACAGCAAATAACGGTAATGAGACTACCAATTATATTGATATGGGTATCAATAGTGAAAACTATAATACCGGATTTATTGGAGGAGTTAACGATGCATACCTATACTCAACAGGAAGACATTTACACATAGGAAATGTATCAAATTTCCCTGTACAAATATTTGCTGGTGGTAGTGATGTTGATATACATAATAAACTTGAATTAAACCCTAACAACCAACACATGATGTCAGGTTCGTTAGATGTTAGCGGTAGCATTAAAGCATTCTCATTTACAGGATCATTACAAGGCAATGCTACTTCAGCTACAACTTCACAAACATCTTCTTATTCAACAACATTGGGTGCTAGTTTATCACAACCTGCAAATAACCAAGTTAGATTATTAAATAGTGCCGGAGGAACTTTAAGCACAGTTACTGTTGATAATGTAATATCAGCTTCACACGCATCTAATTCAACAACAGCTGATTACGCTGCAAATGCAGGTAACGGAGGCGTAACACAAATTATAGCAGGATCGGGTATCACTCTGCTTCCTGCAGGTGGTCAAGGAGCAGTAACAGTAATAGCATCTGCCGGAGGCGGCGTAACTATAATTTCTGGTTCACTTGTTACGGGATCGTTTGTTAATACAACATCATATACTTTCAACCACGATTTAAGTACTAGAACACCTATTATAACGGTATTTGATTCAAATTACAATCAAATCATTCCAGAAAATATTCAACTTGTAGATACAGCTAGCGCCATAATAACATTCCCAACTGCAGAAAGTGGTTTTGCAATTGGATCAACTGGTGGTAC